ATTTGACGCTTCCGGCGGAGGCAGCGGAATGACCCGCGCGGACTATACGCGGACGTGCGCCGGATGCGGCAGCGTCGTAATGGAAGATTGGGTAAATGGTCAAAAGTGTTTCAGATGCTATGAGCCGGGGCAAACGTGCGGTTACATCGTCGGCATTGAACGGTTTCTGCCGTACGTCCCGGCATGGTGTCCAAAAATGGGCGGCTGCTTACGACCGCCGGAAAGATACGAGGTACAAAAGACATGAAAAAGCTGTATTCAAAGCAACTCGGCAGCGAGGTCTACGCGCTTGCGCCGGAACAGTTGAAAGTATTCGCGTCGAGCGGGTACGAAGTCCCCACGCCGGAAGCCGTCATTGCAGACGCGGGCGCTATCCGCATCGTTCCCCCGGCAGGAAAGCGCGCGTATGCGGTATTCAAATTCACGACAGGCGCTTTTGTCGTTCGCACGTCCGCCGAAACGATGACGATGCAGGAAGTCGGCGCGTTCGTCGGTGAGGTCGTGCAAGCGGCTATCGTCTGCAAGCTGGCGGAAAATGCTGACCCGGACAGACCGAAGCTGGAAGCGGCGGGCGGTCAAATCGCGTCGGCGGTCGCGGCGCTGACGGCGGCGATCAGGCGGGCGACCGGCGAAGCGCACGCGGGCGGCGATCAGGCAGCGGCGGAAAGCCCGGAGGTAACGGAATGACATTCGGCACGTGTAGGTATTGCGGGCAAGTCGTGAATCTGGACTACGAAGAAGAAACGCAGGCGGAAGCCGATATTGCCGCTTCCGAAAAATGCGAATGCTACGACGCACGGCATGAACGGAATCTGCGCAAGCAGATCACGGCGGCGCAAAACCGCATTCGCAAGATTTTCGGGGACGATGCTGCAAAGCTGGGCTTTTCCCCGATTGCTGCCGAAGAACCGCTGCAACTCCTGAACGCTATCGCGGAGCAGACCGCACGCGGGTTTATTACGTCGGCTACGATCAACGTGCGCGGGCTTTGCAAGGCGAAAATCACGATGACCACAAAAGAGAAAATCAAGGTCGAGCGCAGCGAAACGAAAACGTACCAGTTGGAGGAATGACGGCAAATGAACGAAGCGTATAACATTGACTGCATGGAATTTATGCGCCGCGTTCCGAGTAAATATTTCGATTTGGCGGTTGTAGACCCGCCGTACGGGATTGAAAAGGGGTTCAAGACGACAAGCCGGGTTAGGCGCTACGGGCAGACAAAGACCGCGAACGACGATAAACCGACGGCGGAATACTTCACCGAACTGTTCCGTGTCAGCAAGAATCAGATTATTTGGGGCTACAATCACTTGTCGGATTTGCTGCCGCCGACGAAGGAATTCATTTTCTGGTACAAGCGTCAGCCCGTGGACAGCTATTCCGACGGCGAATTAGCATGGACGAGTTTCAATAAAACGGCGAAATGCTTTGACCATGCGTATTTCGGGAACGTCGGCGCGGATGACGTGCGGATTCATCCCATGCAAAAGCCGGTTGCGCTGTATTTGTGGCTTTACGCGAAATACGCGCATCCATACGACAAGATTTTTGATTCACACCTTGGGAGCGGGTCAAGCCGAATTGCCGCTTACGATATGGCGCTTGATTTTATCGGGTGCGAGATCGACGCAGAATATTTTCAGAAGCAAGAACAGCGTTTTGAAGAACATACAGCGCAGCAGCGGTTATTCCTATGACCGCCGCAAGGAGGGTACATCATGGTAACAATCGGATGCGGCAGGACGGTCAAGCCCGTCACGTTCAGCGTCTTAGGCAAAGACGGCAAAGATAAAGCCGTTCGGGGTACGGTTTCGTACATCCATCCGGCGCGCCGCTATTGCATTCTTGAATTTGCCGTGCGGGGCGGCATTCTCCGCGAATCATTCCAACTGATAGACGGCGAAATTGCCGAATAGAGAAAGGCAGGGGCTTACATGGAACGCAGACCTATGAAGCTATACCTCGTCAGACACGCCGAATACGGCGAAACAACCGCAAACGGGCGCTGCAAATATGATGCGATCATCGCCGCCGCGCGGCAATGGCGCGCCCGCTGGACGCAGATAGCCCGCGAATGTGAATTTATCGTGCTTGCCGAAGAAGAACCGGCAAGCACAGAGCAATGACCGCGCAGCAGCGGCGGAAACGCCGCATGATACGCCGGTTCGCGCCGACGGTCGCGCTGTGCGCCGTCATTGCAATCATTGCGGCGGCTTGTGTCTGCGCGCTGGCGCGCCCGGTAGAGCGGGACACGCAGCCGGAAGCGGCAAGCACGGAAACGGTTGCCGCAGCAACAAAAATCGCGCCCGCGATCACAAAAGCGGCGGAACAGATCACGAAAACGCCGGAAACGATCACGCCGGAAGCACCGGAAGAAACAGAGCCGGAAGAACAGCCGGAGGAAGCGCCGGAAGAAATCAGCCGTTATGCGGCGCTGAACGTCACGGAGGACGATATTGATATGCTGGCAGCGCTTGCATGGCACGAAGCGCGCGGCGAACCGTTCGACGGGCAAGTTGCCGTTGTCCTGACTGCGCTGAACCGCTGCTTGTCGCCGGAATTCCCGGATACGGTCGAAGAGGTCGTTTTCCAAAAGTACGGGGACGTTTGGCAATTCAGCCCCGCGCCGTATCTTTGGACAGCAGAACCGACACAGACGCAGTACGACGCAGTTTATACCGCGCTGCACGACACAGATTACATTCTTCCCGCCGAAGCGGTATTTTTCAGCACAAAGGCATACAACGACAATATCGTTGCAGTCATCGGAAATCACATCTTTTGTTCTATTGAGGAGGTCACACAATGAAAATCACACGCAGGACAGAGCAGGAAATCAATATTTCGGAACTGAAAGCAGCGATCAAGGAGGGGCGCGGGCTGGAGGTCATCCGCCCGTACGACGAAATCACGCTTACGATGGACACGGGCGAAACGATCACGCCGGTTTGCGGCTACGTCGGCAAGCATAGCGCCCGATTCGTTTTCAAAGACTGCCTCCGCGAAATGTGGCAGATGAACAAGGAAACGACCAACAAAGGTGGATATTTCAGAAGCGAAGCCCGCAGACACGTCCTCGAAGATATTCTGCCGCATTTGCCCGCCGAACTGCGCGAAGCGATCACGCCGCGACACATATGCGAGGAAATCGACGGCGAAACGTACGAATATTTTGATTCGTTGTGGTTGCCGTCGGCAACGGATGTTTTCGGCAATGACCCGGATGGATGGTGGAAAGAAGAAACAGACAGCTTCCAGTTACCTATTTTCAAGGCGGAACGCGACCGCGTGAAGGAAGTCCCCGGAAGCGGCACATATCCGTACTGGCTCCGTTCCCCGTATGCCAGCTATTCCGCGAATTTCGTGTTTGTGAATACTGGCGGCACGGTCAGCGGCAGCGACGCGTACTACTCGCGTGGCTTTGCCCCCGGCTTTGATTTGTAAAATTCGGAATTCAAAAACTTCCCCGGCTCAATGCCGGGGAAGTAGCCGCAAGGAGGCAAGATCATACCATGAATATAGGGCTTATCGACGTAGATAGCCACAATTTCCCGAATCTTGCGCTTATGAAGATTTCCGCATTCCACAAATCGCACGGCGATCATGTCGAGTGGTGGTGGGGATTCGGTGACTACGACATTGTTTATATGTCGAAGGTGTTTGACGATACATATTCAAAAGACGTTGACGAACCCTTGAATGCAAGAAAAATCATAAAAGGCGGAACGGGATACAGACTTAACGGAAATCTGCCGGAAGAAATCGAACACATTTACCCTGATTATTCCCTATACCCGGAATTGACGAAAGACACAGCATACGGGTTTCTGACAAGAGGTTGCCCGCGACACTGTTCTTTTTGCATCGTTGGCGACAAAGAGGGCTTGCGGAGCAGAAAAGTCGCAGACTTGTCGGAATGGTGGCACGGGCAGCGATATATAAAGCTGCTTGACCCGAATATAACAGCCTGCAAAGATCGGCTTGACCTTCTGCGGCAACTGGCAGATAGTGGCGCGTGGGTCGATTTTACGCAAGGCGTTGACTGCCGGACATTGACGAAGGAAATCATTCTGTCCCTGAACGCCGTGAAAACGAAAATGATTCATTTTGCGTGGGATTTCATGGAACAGTCTGACGCAGTAGTGAAAGGACTTGAATTATACGCGCAGCACGGCACGATCACGGACGAACGAAAACGCCGGGTCTACGTGCTTACGAACTACAATACAACGCAGGCAGAAAATCTACATAGGATTCACACATTGCGGAGCATGGGCTATGACCCATACGTTATGATCTACGACAAGCCACATGCGCCGCGTGAAATACGACTTTTGCAAAGATGGGTAAACAACAAGATCATTTTCAGGAAATGCGAACGCTTTGAAGATTACGACCCGAAGCGGCGCTGACGGAGGCTGAAATGAACAAATACATTGGAAAAATCATCATCGTCACAAATATGCGGAAAATCCCGCGTTCGTGCGCGGAATGCGGCTACTATGACGGCATGGGAAACCGACCCGGCGGGCGCTACAACGACGGCATTTGCACGGCGGGTGCGTCGATTTACAGTACACGCGGCATTCGGGTAACGAAAGAACGGCTGAAAAACTGCCCGCTGCACATGATCGGGAGGGATAACAATGACTGATGAATACATAAGCCGGGAAAAGACGCTGGAACTGCTCAAAAGTCTGAGCAGTCGGGACTATCGCCGGAAAAAAGGCACAATTCAGGATGCAATCAAGATGATTTCTTACGCCGTGTACACGCCCGCCGCCGACGTTGCGCCGGTGCGACATGGGCGGTGGATTTACCATGATGACGGTGTATTCACTTGTAGTGAATGCGGCAACGCAGAATCTAACGACAGCTATTATTGCAGACTATGCGGGGCAAAGATGGATGGTGTTTGACGGTGAAAATTGAACGTGCGATTGAAATTCTGAATCCCGCGCATCGGGAGCATTACGAAAGCATTGAACCGGTAAACGAAGCCTGCCGCATGGGGATTGCGGCGTTGTCGTACCGCGTTCGGGAAAAACCGGAATACCTTCCAGCGCGCCCCACGCCCGCTTTAGCCTGCAAGCGGTGCGGCAGCGTTAAACACTTGCACAATGCAGACGGCGCGCAGAACGCATTCTGCGGGCAATGCGGACAGGCTATTGACTGGACGGATGCGGCGGAAAGGGACACATAAAAAAGCCGCCGACGTTTTCGCAGAACGTCGGCGGTGCTTGCCTCGGAAAAGACAAGGTTACTCATACCTTATATATAATATCACGTTCCGGGGCGATATGCAAGCGAAAAGCGGCGGGAAACCGCTATTTTCGGGCTTGTATGGGATAGTAACTTAACGACCACAGAGCCGCCGGAGGTAAAGGCATGAAAACAATCTATCGGGAAAAGCGCTACTACTGCGGGGAGTACCTCGACGTATATATTTTTCCTACATACCGGCAATCGAACGGACGGCGCAGCCGGAGCAAGCCGACAACCGCCGCGCAGAAGAAATTAAATCAGCGCCACAGGGAAGAAAAACTTGTCAGACTGCTTCACGCGAACTTCACGCCGGATGATCTTGAAATTCACCTGACATATACCGTTCAGCCGGAAAGCGAAGAAGAAGCCGCACGCAATGCCCGCAATTACATACGTCGCATTCAGCGGATGCGGAAGAAAGCCGGATTGCCGCCGCTGAAATACATCGTCGTGACAGAACGCGGCGGAAAGACCGGGCGTTATCATCATCACATCACGATCAACGGCGGGTTAGATCGTGACACGGTGGAGGCGGCTTGGGGCTTGGGCTATGCGAACAGTCGCCGTTTGCAATTCACGGAAACAGGGCTTGCCGGTCTTGGGCATTACATCGTCAAGAAGCCCGTCGGCAAAAAGGCTTGGAATGCGTCAAAGAATCTGATTGACCCTGACCCGAAAACACGCGACGGGCGCATTTCCGGCAGGCGGGCGGAAGAACTCGCACGGGACACGACCAACAACGCCGAATATGAAAAGCTGTACCCCGGCTATTTCCTTGCGGAAGCTGGCGCATTTCATAACGACGTGAACGGCGGACGGTATATCGTCGCCCGGTTTTACCGCCGGGACGGTAAATTTATAAAGCCACAGCGAAAAACAAAAACGAATCGGAGGCGGAAAGAATGACGGTAAATGAATTTGCACAGGATGTCCACAAAAACGCCGTTGCGCACGGTTGGTATGATGCGCCTATCACGTTCCCGGAAGTCGCGGTTATGATACACGCTGAAATCTCGGAAGCCGTGGAAGAATGGCGGAGCGGAAACCCGGTTATCTACGGCACGTGTGCGCTGTCGCCGGATAATTGCAAGTTTTCAAAAATCTGCGATAACGTCGGGCATCCTTCGGGCGCTGATACGGAGGGGAACTGCAAGCCGGAGGGCGTTGCGGTCGAACTCTGCGATGCGGTCATGCGCATTATGGATTTCCTTGCGTTCATGGGCGTAGACATTGAAGCCGTGCTTGTGGCAAAGCACGAATACAACAAAGGGCGCGAATACCGGCACGGCGGGAAGCGCGCATAAGGAGGCGGGCTATGATTAACTATTTTGACGCAGCGGAAAACACGCTGCGATCACGTTCAATGCTTGAAAAGGCATTGAAAAACCTGATGCGGCGGCAGGAAAGAATCATGCGCCACAATGCGCCGTCTGGCTATCCGTCGTTAGATACGTCGAAGCCGTACACAAGCACGAAAAGTGTAAACGGTGCGCTGACAGATTGCATTGAGATTGCCGAAGTTGCGCGGGAGATCAACCGCACGAAAGACAAGATCGACGAAATC